TTTATCTCCTAGTGCTTTCTCTAATTCATTCTCCATCTGACCTAGTATTGTGATGTACAAATTCTTTAATGTAGCGAACTAATAACTTAATATAATCTGATTTATTCCTTTTGTCAAATATTTTGACCTCTCCTCCAGGAGTTACCATGATAGTAATAAGTTTAACTGGGGGAATTTCAGTCAATTCATAATAAGCTGCTGCATAAAACATTTCTTGGACGAAGTAGTTTTCAATCCACTCTTCGGGTTTAATTTTTTCTGAAGTCTTAAAGTCAATAACCGCAAGTTCACCCTCATACTCAGCAATACAATCAACTCGTCCAGCAAGTCCAAGATATTCGGAGTAAAGAGTTCTTTCAATTGCGTGAATATTATTTATCTTATCAAGGTATGGTTTAGCATGATGAAACATAAACTTTGTCAGGGGTTGATAATCTTCCCAGTTAAGTTCTTTATTTTCAAGGTAATCTTGGCAAACTTGGTGAAAATCAGTTCCTCTTGCAGTTGCTTTCTTAGTGATTGCATTTGCTTTTTGTTCACCAACTCTCTTTCGCCACTCCACAAAGATTTGGCGATTATAAAAAGAAGTTACAGAAGTAATAGAAGGCACCCACTTACCACTAGGAACTTGGTAGAGGCGGATGCTTTCTGTTGTTTTACATTCTAGTTCAATATCACCTAAGTAATTATGATGAATAAAACTCATACTCCAACTTCCATTTTTGCAAGAATATATTCCTTAACCAAACCAGAACGAACAATATCTTCCACACCAAACTCAATAATATCAATTGATGGCATAACACGAAGTACTTTCATAAAATCAACAATGCCATTCTTTTCGTTTGTTTTAATCAAATCCGATTGAGTTGCATCTCCACAGAAAAGAATTTTTGAGTTTTCACCCACACGAGTGATGATACTATCAAGTTCGTGGAAGTTCAGATTCTGAAATTCATCAACAATAATAATTGAATTATCCAGTGTAGTACCACGAATAAAAGAAGTGCTCCAAAAACTAATCGTACCTTGAGTTTTAAGATTACCATAAAGCATTTCAAATGAAGCCTCATCTGGCATCTCAAACATGTACTTCACCATATTCTTATACGGAATCTGGTAAAGAGATGACTTATCTTCATGATCGCCAGGAAGGAAACCAATCTCGCGTGTTGCTACAAGCGAGCGGACAATATAAATCTTTTCATACGGAGATTTTTCGTTCAAAACATCTTTAAGTGCATTGTACAGTGCAATAAATGTTTTACCAGTACCTGCACATCCATAGGCAACGATGTTTTGGTCCAATTTATAAGATTTAAAAAAAGCTTCTTGATTATCAGTAAGAGGTTCAACTGACCTCATCAAATCAGAACTAATTGGTTTTTTTCGTTTCATTTGTCTATTGCTCATACCAAAAGGAACTGGAGACTTTGGCGTATTTCTTTTTGCAGGCATATTTAACGTATCAGATTTTTTTGACTTTTGAACCAGGCATTTTGGATGCACGATCTAGAACATCGTTCCATCCTGGATTTTTAGAGATTAGTTTATTTTGCCAATCTCCTACTTCTCCAACATTCATTTGAGTTGGAATTAATGCTTTGAGATTAGGATTTTCTTTGAGATATGGTTCTTTTTCTGCCATAAGCATCCATTTCTCAAATATTTCTCCAGTTTCTGTATTTTCAAATCTATAGGTTGGCAATTCTACTCCTCCATATTGTGTAAGAATATTTATTCAATAGTAATAGAAGGTGCATCTACACACTCAGTACAACCATCACGAGTCCATCCAAGTGCTTCAGATACTGCAGGGAACTGACAGGTAAAGATACACCGCACTAGTTCAGCAATCTCCATATGTTCTTTTTGAGTTCCGTGTGCAGAACGCAAATCAATATAATGTATCCAAGAACGCACTGAACCGGTCATATAAAGGCGTGTGGGCGTTGCTAGAGGCAGTACAAACCTTGCACACTCCTTCGCTACTCCTTTCTCTAGAAGGCGGTTATAGAGGCGTAGAGAGTGCTCAAAATGAACACGAATATCTTCTGTCAGAGTCAGACGCAGGTAGTCGGGGATGTCATCAATTGAGTTCTGACGATTCTTATCATCCTGACGACGAAGTTCTGGGAGAGGAATAGTTTTACCAAGAAGAGTACTGTCAGCATAACGCTGCGAAAACTCTTGGTATGTAAAAGACCTATGGCGAAGAATCTGAGCAGCAATGCCACGAGTCGTATTAATCTCTACAGTCATGCTGGCCTGTTCAAAGATGCTCCAGTGTTGATGTTGAATACAATACTTTAGCAAACCAGAGAACTTTTCATTCTCTTGATTAGCGGGATTACTTACACGAGCACAGTAAGCCATATGCTTCTCTGCATCTGGTGTAACGCTAATGAGTTTTACTTCAGGTTTCATAAACTCAAATTCATCGTACATCGTATTCATCTTCCTCTTCATAAAATACTTCGTCGTAATCACTTATAAAGTTTTTAATTTCTTCATATTGAGGGTCCTTAATATCAGAACCAATCTCTTCCTTAAGACATTCAACCAGAGACTCAAGGTTTCTGACAATCAACTTAAGTTTTTCTCTATTCATTTCTATTAAGTTAGTCAAAGATATTATAGACAAAAAAAAGGAGGATGTCAATCCTCCCTGTCGTATTCGAAAACTTGTTCAAACCATTGCACTAAATGAATGCGATAACAAGACCAGTAGCGACATCCCCGATATGTTAAAAGATAACAAGCAGGACCTCTACTGTCCTTGTCCGCATCATCATAGTGGTAACGGTAATTTTCCACTACCTATTGAGCAATAGAACTTCAATATATATGAGATAAATGAATACTGTTGATGCACCTGAAATAGCTGCAATGGTAGCAATCACTTACCTGCTCCTGCGTTTGCAAGCAGTGCCTGGTGACGACGTTGCTCTTTTTGCTTTTGCTCTTTAATGAGTTGAAGCACGTTGAGTTTCTGCATCACTTATGACCCTCCTTTACGAACTTAACACCACGATAGGTTTCGTTGTACTGTTGGGGTTGTTGCATCATCTGTTGCTGATACTCCAGACGCTTCTGGGTATCATACTCGATTCCGCGATATACTACTTTAGCCATGAGGATTCCTCCAAAGAAATGAGATTTTTAGGTCCCGTTCCTTCGGGCGGTTTGCGTTCGCCATTTGCGAATAGCGAATGAACGTACCGTTCCGCCGTCCTACTTGCGTCCAGTTTCCTGGATGAACGTAAGGTCATTATAGACCTGTTGAATTATGTAGTCAAGTAGATTTGTAAAATGTTATACCAATTTTATTATTTCTTAATTTTCTTCTATCTCCCAACACTTTTCAAACTTGTGTCTCAACTCATTTAACTTCATTTCTTCCCAATAAGTTAAAAGGTGATGATTAATTTCTGTTTCTTCTTCTGTAAACTTTAAACGATATTTATTTTTAATGTTGACCACTTTGAGCATGTCATCCATAAAAGTTGTTGGCATATCCAAAAACTCTTCGTATGTCATCAGTCTCTTTGTCTCCAGTCGTCTGGTTTATCTCCACCAAAGAAATCAATAATGTCATCAACATCATTAAAACGAGTTCTATGATTGGATGGATCTGGGTCTCCCAAGTCCAAAGCATTCATAAATCCATCAAGGCTATCTTCTGTCATATCTGGATTTGCAGCGCGGCGTCTTGCTTGTCTCAAAATAGTTGCAGCAGAACGATTTGCTTTAGCAAGTTTTTCAGCCCAAATCATCTCACTTAACTCTACTGATTCGCCTTTTACAATGCATTCACAGATTGCTTCAAGGCGTAAACGATACTGAGTAGAGAGCATATTTAATCTCCGTATAAGTTTATTTATTAATATGGGAGTGATTTTAATCCATCCAAAACACCCTGAAACCTTTCAGCACGACTTTTATGGTGCTCTACATTTTCTTCAAGGACGCTTACAATATCATCTAGAACAATATCTAAAGAAGCATCAGTATCAAAATATTTTTGGATTGCTTCGGCAAGATATCTACGCCTACTCCATTCCATACTATAAGGTTTGTAGTCCATGATAAATTGTATATTTGGATTGATTCTACACCTTCTTTGCAAATCTGTCAACGCTCAATATAACTCAACGTATGGTCTTGAGCGTAAAGTTGTTGAATGATGATATCACAACCAATCTTAGGGTTGCAGTCACCACAAGTATAAACATCCACTGCAGCCTTACCTTCCTCAGGCCAAGTATGAATACTAATATGACTTTCAGACAATAAGCAAATAACAGTAACACCTTGTGGTTCAAACTTTTTTGAAATTGTTTGTACTACAGTTGCACCACTTGCAGTTGCTGCGTTTTCCAATAGGTCAATAAGACAATGCTCGTCGTCCAAAAGGACAAACGAGCATCCATATAAGTTAAGAAGGTAATGCTTTCCCATTATTCAATTGCTTCAGGGTCTATCCCATATTTGTTGATTAGTTTATCTATCTTTGTTTCTCGACCCGAAAGTTTCTCAATTTCAAAAATAGATGATTTTTGATATTTTTTAAGTTTTTTATATTGTTTGATTAGTTTATCAACTTCTCTATTCTTAATATAGACTTTTAGTTGAGTATCATCTTCTGTCTTAGAAAATCCTTTAAATCCTTCACTCATCTCTTTTTCTTTTTATCAGGTTGTTTATATCCCCACACTTTTGGGTTTACTCTACCATATCCAAAGTCAATTTTTTGAACTGCACCAGGACCATACTTATCATAATACATATCAAATAGATTTACTCTTTTCGCACAACGAGTTAAATCAATACA